ATGGTAGAAAAGAGTAAATATCAATTTGATGAAGCCTCGGTACAAGCAATCATACACTGGGCAGAAACAACACAATTACCGAAAGAGGTAGTATTGAGTGAATCCGAGCATATCTACGACACGTCTCTGTATGTCAGGGCGAACATCAACGATATTAAGCAACATTATCCGGATGAGTTTTACAATCCAGCTATTACTCGGCTTTATAGATTGAAAGAATTTGTAGAGGGGAGTGACTGAATAGTCACTCCTTTTTTTCATACTTTTGTAATGCAGAAACAATTATTGATAATAGCTAAGGTAAAATCTTAAAAAGCCCCCGGCCTGTTAAAAATCATCTCACCTACTTTTAACACATAACGAGCGAACCCGAATGACCGGGGGCAATGCCACCGTTCTCAGGTTCGCTTTCATGTGTTGTAAGTGAGATGTTGCAAAGATAATCATTAAAAGTTAAAGCAGTCGAATTCCGGCTGCTTTTTTTATGCTTCAATTTCTCTCTTGGCTTATATTTTAGGAGAAAAGAGTTTATGAAAGCGAGTAATAATTTGGTGGAAAAGTATGGCTGGGATAAAATAATTCACAGTCCAAGTAATGGTCGAGCAGTTTTTTCGTATAAACCTATCCATAAAGTAAAATGACAAAAATATGAATACGGATGCAGTGAATGCGGCCCTTCAGGTGGGCAAGGGGATTAGCGATTTTGGCATGGTGGCCATTGCAGGAGCCTTCTTCCTCATTATATGCGGTGTGATGTGGCTATTCATTTTCAAATGGTTCAAACATTTGGTGGATAATGTGATAACCAGGCAGGAAAAGGTGATAAATGATTTGCTTGTGGAAACCAAGGCTCAAAATGAGGTTCTCTCTGATATTAACGAGGGATTGAAGCCTATTTCTCAGATGCAGATAAATTCAGTCTGTAACAACTTCTTTGACCTTGATTGTGAAAGGCTGTGCCGGCTGGTCCGCAATGTGCGCGATGAGAACAATATTGATGATAAGCAGAAGACGAGACGAAAAATAGAGACGCGTTGTAATGCCATAATCAAAAAGCGGAGTATTGAACTCGATAACTTTATTCACCGCGGAAAAAGGCTCAGTGAGTTTATGTCAACGGATTGGGTAAAGAAGTTTTCAGACATAATAGAGTCGGAAATCTATAATCCTGTCGGCGCCAATAACGCACGTGCCTATGCCAATATCAAAACAGCCATTGATGAGGCTAAGGTTGAATTTTTTAATAACATGAATAAATAAGGAGTAACAGAATGAAAAAGAAACTGATTATTGCAGCGATTGTTATCGCTATCATCGTGGGAGTTATGCTTTACATGCACTACACTCCGTTTTGGGTAAATCTGACTACTGTTGTATCATTCGGTGTCGGTGTTGTTGCCGGATGGGTGGCTCGTGTGGTTTATGACAAATATTTCAAGGAGGACGTGCAGAATGAAAATATTGATTGACAACGGACACGGAAGTAACACTCCGGGCAAGTGTTCACCGGACGGAAGATTGAAAGAGTATGCGTATGCCCGTGAGATTGCTGTACGTTTGGAAGCGGAATTGCGCAAACAAGGCGTTGATGCCGAACGTATCGTCAAAGAGGAAATAGATGTCCCCTTATCCGAGCGTTGTCGTAGGGCAAACGAATACAAGTCCGGTGACACTATCCTTGTATCCATTCACTGTAATGCAGCGGGAAATGGTTCTGCCTGGATGCAGGCGCGCGGTTGGGAAGCATGGACTTCGGCAGGTCAGACGAAAGCCGACAGACTGGCTGATTGTCTATATGCAGCGGCCGGACAGCTTTTGCCGGATATGAAGGTGCGCAAGGATACCACAGACGGTGATGCAGATAAGGAAAGCAACTTCTACATCTTGAAGCACACAAAGTGTCCGGCAGTTTTGACCGAAAACTTATTCCAGGATAATATGGAAGATGTGGATTTCTTATTATCGGAAGAAGGGAAGAAAAGTATTGTAGAGACTCATGTTATTGGTATTATTAATTATCTTAAAATCAAATGAAGAAGTGGATGCTGATGGCTGTCGGGATACTAATATTGGTTATTGGTATCTTAATTAAATACAATAGGGGTTTGCATAGTGAATGTGCTCGTCATTCAAATAATATTTCTGTATTAAATAAAGAGATCGAGCGTTATAAAATTCAGGATAGTTTAAATGCTGTTTCCGTATCGGCATTGAACTTGACTATTGATGAGCTGAAAGAGTATCGTGCAGATGATGCTCAAACAATAAAAGAACTCGGAATTAAAAACAAGCATCTTGAGGCTTTGGTTAAAACCGGGATTCATTCAACAGAAACAATCTATGCAGACCGTTGGCATCCACTTCCGGACAGGTCGGATTGTTTAGAGGTTAATAGCAAATGGTCTCATGTGATAGCCTGTTTCAAGGATTCTACGGTTTATTATAATATTCGTGATAGTCTGGCGGCTGCTGTTCATCGAATCCCAAAACGAAAATTCTTGTGGTGGAGTTGGGGCACAAAGGGGTATAAACTGGAATTGGTTAATTTTAATCCCAACACAAAGATTGATTACAATGAATTTATAAAAGTCTCAAAATAGCAGTGAGGGGGTCTCGTGAATAGCGCCCCCCTCACCTTTATAGCAGATATTCCTTTAGTGCGTCAATGCCTTGTTTGACACTGCGGGCAATAACATACTTATTTCGGCAGTTTTCCGCTTGCCTTTGAAATTCTTTTTGTTCTTCCGATTGGATGCCTTTCTTTGTCTTAAACTCTATACATAGCGAAGCGTAGCCTTTCTTTGGGATTAGTAGGATAACATCGGATACGCCGGAAGTTACACCTTGCCGTTTGAGATTAGCGGCTTCCCTTATATGGCGGCTTCCACCATTCGGAACAGCGAAAAGAAGTTTATTGGGCAACCTAGGGAATAGCTTTTCCACTTCTTCAAAGAACTTGCATTGCATACGTTCTTCCTCGTTGTTTTTCTTCCTTTTTCTTTTGGATGGATTCTTTTGCTCAGCATAACAGTTATAGCAGGTATAGCCGGCATCAGTCTTAATAACTGATACAGTTTCTTTTCCGCATACAATACATTTTTCTTTAGTCATTTTTGCTATAAGGTTGGGCTGCCGTGCATTGACCCGACAGCCTGTTTACCTCTTAAAATATAGATATTCTACGATTTTCTTTCAGTTTCCAACCGTTTCACAAGTACAGCGTTCTCCTTTTGTAGGTTTTCAATCAGATGTTTCTGGTAGGCAATCATGCCCTCAACACGTCCGGCTTTCAAGCCTTTCTCATAAGCCGCTTGCAATTTGGGGTCGGCATATACATTCTGTCCCATATTATCTTTCCTCCTTCCGTGTATTGTATTCACGCATCAAATCAAGCTCTATCTTTGAAGTGGCCAGACATGATGTCTCACCGATAGCACTTTCTATATCGGTCATGAAATCCCGAAGCATGGTAGAGTAGTTCTTTGCCCCCTCGTTCGTGATACGGATATAGGCTTCTGAAAAGTCCTTGCGTGCGGCATTCAAATGTTCAAGTACTGATTGTAATTGCGGGTCTATTGTAATTGGTTTCATAGTGAGTTCTCCTTTCTTCTGTTTTCCTGATATTTTCTTCGTTCTTCGTTTATTTTCTCATTGATGTATTCTTTCCCTTTGGGAGTCCATACCATATACTCCCTTGGCTCTTCGTCCGGATTCACGGGTTCATACACCACCGTATATGTATATCCAAGACCGATGAGCGACTGGTTTAACATCCAGCGTTGTTTGTCACGGTTGTACTCCTGTATTTCCATGTATTCGAGGAAATCATTAAGCAGACGTGAGTCAGTGTGCAACTCTTTTGCCATCTGCTTCACCGTATAATACTTCCGTTGGCGGGGAGAGATACGCGGTTCTTCCACTATCACATTGGCAGGCGGCAACAGTAGCATATCTCGCTGTCTGTTCAGTTCTTCCTGCATACGGCTGATTTGCGCTGCCATTGTTTGTGTGGCTTCCACCAACTGTTTCAACATGGAGGTATCGACGGACGAAGGAAGGGAACGGGTATTCCGGATGGTTTGCTCCATCTTGTTGAAAGCGTCGATATAGTCCAGTTTGAATTGGAGTGCCTTTTGTCCGGTAAAGCCCATAGCCAAGAGAGTGAAGCCGTCACGGTTCATGATGTACATAGGACGCTCCTTGCCTTGTATATCAAGATAAGTGCTTTCGATAAAGAGGTGCCCTAATTTTTCAGGGCACATAATAAGAAGTTTAGTAATAGCTTGACATACATTATCATGCCTTTTTCCGAATTTCTCAGCCACAAGCACACTATTAGTCAAAGGCTGGCCTTCCGAGCCTTGAAATACTATATCAGTCATGACAAACCTCCTTCCTTGCAGAGAATATCAACACGATTGAAGAGGCGAACCAGCCCATGCTGGCAAAGAGAGGGAACAGAATATCGGAGGAACCCGATACGATTAAAGCGGTAAACGCTATACATACATTCACAAGCCGGAGAATAAGACTTGTGGTTACACGATGCCCATTGGGTGTGGGCGCACCTTGAATTGAAATTGAATTTTTCATTTTACTGTAATGATGTATTTGGCATTTAGGCAGAAAAACGGCTGCCATTTCCCGTGTCGCCAAACACATCATTACAGAACGCCGGAGCGAGAGTAATAGAATCGGGAAAGACAGCCGTCTATATGTTTAAGTATAGGCATAAAAAAAGCCCTACTTATTCAGTGAGCATTAACCGCGCTCTGCGACATTAACTGATAATGATGTATTTGGCATCGGCAAAGATGGTAACTTTTTCCGAATTACCAAAGAAAAAATACCCTAATTTTCAATTTTATGCGTATATTTGCAACGTTGTTACGTGAAAGGGGGTATCAAACGCCCTGTAACAACAGTAACATTTAGTTACTGTAACTCAGCTAATTCCTGAGTATCTTTCCTTGTAGCTCAGAGGATAGAGCAGCTCCCTGCTAAGGAGCGGGTCGCGGGTTCGAGTCCCGCCTTGATTATTTTTAAATACACTATATATCAGCAGGCTTGTAGGCCTGCTTTTCTTTTTTTTACTATCCATTTTTATCGGTTAAAAACTTCTTTGTGTACTTGGTTTATAGTGCCATTGATTATCAAAGAACCTTTAGCGGCACGGATTTTATTACCTTTTTCTTGAACTTGATAGCCGGCTTTTTTCAGCCGGTCTATTTTTTGTTGTGGTGTCATCATTTAAGTTTTTTGTTTGTAGGATGTTTCCTTGGAATTGTAATAAAAGGACTAGAGGTGATAATCTTGAAAAATTTATTTCCGTTGTATTCTGTTGCTTCTTTGGCAACAAGGAATGTTGCATTACAATTCGTCTTGGTGGCATTTAGTACGGAGTTGCAGATAAATTTGCTTTGGACACGGACACCTGCTTTACTGGAATGCAGAACAAAACCATATTCATCATTTGTTTTACCGATAAACCAGTCTTTTTTGCTTTCTTCATCATTGGCGAATATAATCTTATCGCCATCTTTGAGTTCCATTTCCTTTGCTAGAAATCTAGAGATGTAAATAACCCCATTGCTTTGATTAAATCTGATTGTTCTTTCTTTTGATTTCTGCCCAAAAGGTAAGGCATTCATTTTGTTATAAACTACAAGTTTCATGTCTTTAATTATCTATAGGTTAGTTATATAATAGCAATAGATGAATACTGCTTGCGAAAAAACTGTTCTTGTTGAACTGTTCGGATGATGGAGTTTATTTTTCGATAAACTATATTGGGAGATAGACCTGTATATGCCGATAAATCTTGGTATGAACAATTTGTGTCATAGACTTTTAATTTAAATAGCCTATAGTCTATAGCTGAATTTTGCTTCTTTATGAAAGACAGAATGCTATATGCCAGTCTATCAGGTTTACTAAGCTCTTCTATGTCTAATTCTTCATTGGCTTTTATTGATTGGAAGAAAGACATATCAAGTTTGCAATATCGATTTTCTTTGGTTAAATTTTTTTGCCTATTTCTTTTGTAGCACACAATAAAGAAAGGTTCGAAGTCTATTAATGAAACATTGTTTGTCTTGATAATATTTCTAATATACAGGTATGTATCATGAAATATATCTTCATTAAAAAATGCTCCATAGAGCTTGTTGCGCAGTTCTTGATAATTATGAGAAAACCAATAATCAAAACGTTTAATATCTTTTTCCATAGCTTTACCATTAGAAACCTTCATCATCATAATCTGTGCTGAAAATATTAGCTACCATATCAACGATATTCTCTTCTATATCTTCCGTGGAACCGGTAACATCTTTGGCAATGGCTTTCTTATTTTGAATGATACGGTAAACCTTCTCGTCAATGGTACGTCGGCCGAGGAAATAGTAACAGGTTACAGAATCCTTTTGCCCTATACGATGCGCACGGTCTTCGCACTGGCAACAATCGGCATAAGTCCAGGGGAATTCAACAAAGGCAACATTGCTTGATGCAGTTAGGGTCAGTCCGACTCCTGCAGCTTTAATGGAACAGATGATAATATCCGTTTTGGGATTGTTTTGAAAAGAATCCACTGCTCTTTGTTTCTCATCTTGTGAGTCCCTTCCTGTTACAGATACAGCCGTAGGAAAATAGCTTTTCAGTTGATCTACCACTTCGTGAAGTGAGCAAAAGAGGATGATTTTCTTTCCATTCTCACGAAAGTCTTTTACGAACTCAATTACATCACGTACTTTCCCTCTGGCTGATATTTGGCGGAGGATATTAATACGCACCATGACTTCACCTCGTAATGCTTTCTCTATCTTTTCATCATCCGCTTCTTTGTATTTTTGTAGGTACATGATAAGATCACGCTCTGCGTCGATATACTCCTTGCGGTTAGTTATCTCACAAGTATTTACTTGTCGTATTTTATCGGGAAGGTCTGTCAGCACCAATGACTTTTCACGCCGGAACATACATTTAGTCCATAACATATAGTTCAGTTCTTTCAGGTTTGATGCTTCATTCTGACCGGAGCAATATCTATTGACAAATGTCTTATATCCTCCAAAATCTTCCATTCGGGAAAGGATAGATAACTGCGGAATTAAATCTTTAGGCTTATTGACAACCGGAGTTCCGGTAAGTTCAATGACCCATTCCTTACCATTGCATATACCTTTACAGAATTTAGCCTGCTGAGTGGATGATGATTTGCAACGGTGGCTTTCATCAATGATTACAGATTTGAAAAGTTGGATGCTGTTTCTGAATTCCACATCTCTTAAAGTCCAACCAGATTCTTTTTTGATACGTTGTACAAAGTATTTTTTAAGCGATTCATAATTAACGATGAATACCTGATACATGCCAGTCTGATAAAAGAAAGTCCATGTATCTCGTACTTTATCCGTCAGTACCATTGCCTTTTTATCTGTGAACTTATGCCATTCTCTTTCCCAATTAACCTTTAAGGCAGAAGGACAAATAACCAAACAAGGAAAGGCATTCCCAAGATTAATGGTTGCAATGCTTTGCAGTGTCTTTCCAAGGCCCGGCTCGTCGCAATTCATGAATCGTTTGAGCTGTAATCCTCTTGCAATTCCTTTTAATTGATAGGGATATGGGTTTACTTTTAGTAAGTGGGGAATATCAAGCTCCGGCAGCTCCGGTATATTGTATGCAACTTCTTCCTCTTCTTCTTGTTTCTGTTGTCCTGTAACCCATTGGATATTTTCAAATGGTCTGATTTGATAGACCATTTTTTCAAGTTCGACACGACTGGAAACAGGAATAAGCCATTTCTTTCTGCTTCCGTCATATCTCTTGCCTGTGATTTGACGTATTCTGTCAACAATAGTGGGCTTGTACTTGAAAGTAACTTCAAAAACGTTTCCTTTTAATTCTATAATCATGACTTGTAATTTAGAGTTTTATGGGGCTGACAAAAATCAGCCCCGAATTTGATTAAGCGGCAGGAGCTATAGTTTTGGTCTTTCTGCCTTTTCTTTTAGGCTTTTCTTCTTCTGCAGGAAGTTCTTCTGTATCGGTAACAGCTTCATCGGGGATATCGCTATCAAAGTCTAACTGCTCTTGCTTAATGCCCCATTTCTCTTCAAAGAGATATGCTTCCACTTCCGCATCGCAAGCTGCTGCATCTATTTGTAGTTCTTCTGAAAATTTATATTCTTCGTCTCCGAATGGAGTAAAGATTTTCAAATCCACAATTTTACCGGATTGTAGTAATTTGCCTCCCATTATGGTTATACCCGGTACTCCATCGTTGCTATCATTGGCATATCCGGTAATGAAGTAGTTATTCAGAGTTTCAACAAAGCCCGGTGATGTAAAACTTGACTTGTAGATTTTCTCCGCTTCGGGTTGCTCGCATAATACCACAAGATGCAGTTTCAAGTGGTTAAAAATCTCCTTCAGTTCGGAATGTACGATTTGGTCGCAATTCTTGGTTACCTTGTTTGTGTAGTTGGCTTCTGTAAATCGCTCGTTGTACACAACATTCAATCTGTCTTTTTTAATGACAGCCTGCTTGATGTCAATTTTTGCAGTTTCCATTGTTCTCTTTTTTAGGCTCATCCTTTGAGGTAAGAATAAGCATGTTAATAAATAGATATATGATTATAGCGGCTCCCATGATGAATGGGAATCCAGTGATGTTTTCGTCTAATCCCATTAGGATAATGGCTATAAAAAGCCAAAGCAAGTATTTGGGTGCTTCTTGGTCGTTTATCATTTTTGTCTGTTGTTATTGTTGTACATACCAGCCATTTTCATTTCTTCTTTGGCTTTGCTTATTACTGTCACGCACCATGATAGCTGATGTGTTGCGGTTCGATTGCACCGTTCACACCAATCGACCAAATATCGTTCTTCCCTGCAAAGGGAGTTTACTAAAGCGTTTATTGCCGTAGCTGTAGCCTTGGCATTTTTGGCTGTTTCGGCAAGTGTTTTCATTGTTTCGGAATTCATGGCTTCGTTAAGCCAATATTTAGCATCAGCTAATAACTTGCCTGAACGGGCGACATATACAGCCAAGTCATTTCCGCGCAATACGGCTTCTTCTGCATTTTCGCTCATTGTTATATTGAGGAATGAGTCAATATCTGTAAGTTCCTTGTAGATTTGTTCTTTGGGTGTGATAAGTATGTTCATATTATAACGAATTTAGCATTTCAATATAAGCTTGGCTGGCTTCAGATGGTGTATCAAAGCATTTGGATGTTTTTCTCTTACCGTTTATTTGGATCTTGGCTTGATATTTGTTTCTTCTTTTGTCTAAAGATACTCCAACAGGCAACCCAGACTTTATTGTTTTCTCTTTACTAGAATTCTGCCTTTTAGTAACGATTTGCAAATTCTCAGGAAGATTGTTTAACTTATTAGAGTCTAAATGATCTATAATTTCATACTTACTGCCACCTCCTGCAACTTTGCTGATAACATTGTGATTTGCGTCACCAAAAAGATATACAACTAATCGGTGTTCGAAAAGATGGTATGTCTTTTGTCGTTTGTTTCCTAAACAGAAGGTTATAATTGATGCCTTATAACCGAAAAGAATCCTTTGTTTTGCAGGATACCCCTTGGGAGTATATACTTGCAAAGTATCTGGATTGACTTTCACACTTCCTTCGGGAAAATCAATAGTAACGAAGCCATTATCATCTAATGCTTTTAATAATTTTCTATTCATTTTTCTGATAAAATATAATTAGACCATTAGTTGCCACCATTTAAAAGCCAATTCATCATATTTCTCTTTCCCACGTTTATAGGTATCATCGTCTCGTCTAATGAATGCTTTGAATATTTTCAGGTTCTTCTTGCTGATGGCATAGATAAAGTCCTGTTGGCTTCCTGCTATATCCATATACCATGCTCTGGAACGGTCCCAATCAAAAAAATCTATAGCTTCATTGAACTGGTTTTGTGATTCTGCAAAAGTGGTCTTTAAATCTCCGCCAAATCCAAAACTCGGTAACCACCAATCCCATTTACACCGGGTATCAAGAGTGTACTCAAAGTTTCCGTAGAGAAATCGCTGGGATTTGTTTACCATGAATTTCTGGGTATCGGAGTTGGAAAGAACGGCTCTAAGGAACTCGTCTTTTCTTGCCTCTTTTCTTAAAGCTTCCCTCATGGCAAGGCCTAACTCGAAATCTTCCCGTGAATAGGTTACATCATCCACCATGCGCTTACTATAATGTACCCGTTCGTTTTCGGTAATAAGTGCATCTACCAATGTCCCAAACTTGAAGGCTTTTTCTTTATCCCCATACTGGGTACGGGGATAAAGATAGTTTTTGAGTTCTGTCAGATCGGAGTTGCTGACTTCTGTACGCAAGTAATATGAATCCGGATTTGCCATTACTTTCCTGCTTTAACTTCTTCTTCGTATCGGATATATTTTGATTTGATTTTCATTTCATCATCGCTGTTAGCTTTCTTTTCGCAGAAGGAAATCATCTTTTTGTGGATTTTTTCAAGTTCTTCTATTGTCAGATTCTGACCTTCATTTATCCACCACATCTGATATATTTCCAAGAAGCCGGCAGGGTGTAGTATTTTAATCCTTTCAGTCACTTTGGCTTTGCTGGTTCTTGTTGTAACAGAAGCGGCAGCCGTTGCAAACAGACTATTCATTTGTGCGGATTGTATAGAAGATTCCGCTTTTTGTTGCTGCTCATGTTCTTTTTGCTGTATTTCAAGTTCACGTTGTTTTCGCTCCTCTTCTTCCCGTTGTTTCCTTTCGGTTTCCGCTTTGGCAGCAGCTTCAGCATCTTTCTTACGCAATTCTTCTTCCTCAATAAGTTCTTGCTTTTTGGAGGAAAGACGGTCGATAAATGACTGACGTAAATCCTCCATGTCAAACTTATACTGTTGAGAGAAAGCGGAATATTTATTGCTTAGAATTTCAGCCTTGATATTCTCTTTGGTTTGTGCGTCCAGATAGTAAGTTGTAATATCTTTATTGAAAGTGTCGAAGTGCTCACGAGGATACAGAGTTGACCAACCTCTAATACTCTTTTCTTTCAGCTCAAATGTAGCCAGTGTAATGCTTTCCCAAATATGGCTCAGATTCTTCTGTTGTTCGGCAAAATAGGAACTCATGTGTGTATTGATAGCCTGTTCAATAGCAAGCCGATACGTTCCTTTTTCCTTTTCAATATTGGCTTGTCGTTGCATCTCCTGCTGCTTCCTTCTTTCTTCTTCACGCTTCAGTGCTGCATATCTGTCACGTTCTGCAGCTATTTTGCCCGGAATTGTTGATTTGTCTTTTGGGTCAATAGCTTTTTCATCTGTCGTGAAAATGGACCGGATACGGTCGAATAGTTGGGTAACAGGCGCACGACGGCTTTTCATGTTGGTAATTGTAACATTGACTTTCTTCAGATACTCCGCAGCTTTGGCATCCAGTTCATCAGTCATACCTTCTCCTTGAATCGTATCTAAGATTGCCTGTCCCGCTGAATTACAGTTGGCTATTGATTTTTGGTTCTTGCCTAAGGCGTCAGGGGCACTTTTCATTAAAGAGGTAAACTCTTCTACTTTTATTAATTCTGTTGACATAGCTTTAAGTATTAATGGTTAGAATCCTTCTTCTTCATCTGCTTTGCTGACATTTACAGATACCGGTTCCGGTGCGGTGAGTTGTTTTTCTTCACCGAAAGGAATGTTTGGGTCTTCCTGTGCAATATTGGCATCTTCCACAATTCCATAATCGATGATTTCTTCTTCCTCCTGGTCGGTTGCCATAATGGTATATTTTCCGGTACGTACTTTAGGGTATGCGTCGAAGGCGTGTTTAATCATTTTGTTTTCAAGGAAACCGGGGTCAATACCGCCATTATTGGAAGTGTATAAAGCATTGGCATTACCAAGCTCTCTCCGCCTGGTTTGCTCATTCCATTTGGAATTTGCTTTTTCGCTATAATGCTTCAAGCGTTCAATATCCCCTTGCATAAGCCATTGATAATCCACTGAATTATCATTGCGTACAATGCGTATGAATGCTGCAATAACCTTGGTTGATGTGCGGGGGCATTGTGCTTCATACTCGATGTTTTTTACTCCATTGACTAAAGATGCCTTGAAATGGTCTCCCTCATAAACGACGACGGGGTTGTCAGCATATTTAATTTGGCCGGCACGCATACGCATGGTAAGTTCACCGTAGCCGGTAACCGAAACGTATGCACGTTTTTCGTAAACATCGTTCCCATGTTCGTTTTTGTACCCAGTTTTGCAGTTGCGACTCAGAATATAGCAGAGCGGATGCCCTGTCTGGTCTAATGTTAGTCCATTGACTGCGATATCAAGGAAACAACCATAAAGGGACATTTTGCTTGAAGTGCCTACATCGGGGTTATCCCGAAGTAATTTTTGAAAATTGAATACTTCTTTGTGGTACATCTGCTCACCCTTATCCGTACCCCAAATTGCATTGTACATTTGAATAAACTTTGCTTGTACACCTTCATTTTCGACAATTTTCGTTGCTGGAAGCGCATTTAGCTCTTCCATCTTAACTTGAATAATACTGCTCATAATGAGAATTTTAGTTGTTAATATTAAAATCAGCTTTGTCTAACCGTACCCAGACTGATTTGCCGGGACTATTAAATGATTGTTCTAAATTGACATCAACAAGCACCTGATTATAGCATTCCAATTTGCGTATAACCACTCCGGTAATAATGGCGTAGTCCACATCATCCCCGTAATGTCCGCACCGGAAAAAGAATCCGGCTGAAATGTTCTGCCCTATTTGTATATCTTTTGCAGTCATGGTACTTGCATTAATACTTTGATTATGTTGGCCGGTACTTTGTTATGAATATCCATCATGGCACTTGCTGTTTCCAGTTCGGACATTTTCACATAATACTTGCCGCGTTCCTTGTTCTTTGCAGGATAAAACTTTATCCATTCCTTACTACGCCATTCTGTAATGAGACGACGTCCGTATATCTTTTCTGCTTGGGAGATTGTTACCACCTCCGGCAGTAGCCCTAATGCTTTAAGCGTCTGAATCGTTCCGATTTTTATGCCGCTTGCTACAATTCTTTCTAAATATCTTTCTCCCATTTTAGCTGTTTCTTAGGTTGGTTAATTATTGGTTACGAGCTTTCTTCACTATCTGAAACACATTGCAACTCTATGCTATGCTGCCTGTTTATAATTAGGTTGAGATATTTCTTCGGTCTTGTATCTTTGCGTTCTTCCTCTTCTTGTTCGGTAGTAATAATCGTGATGATTATCTACTGAAAATTGGAATATTGTTATTCCCAAGAAGCAAAGAGCTATAATTGTCTTTTGTAGCTGTTGAAAATCTATGTTTAGAGTAAATACTCTATTGGCCCACCATGACCCCAGTTCATTTAATTTGCTGGTTCCGGTCTTTTTGTATGCTTTGTCGAGCAATACGTTGATAGTTCCGTAAGCCACGTGAAGCCTGTCTGCCATTTCTTTCTTTGCGAGTCCGCAAAAGGCAAGTCCGGCGATCTGATTTTCACGCTTGGTTAATTCATTGTTCGCTTGTAGTTCCATTTTGCAATGTTTCTAATTCGGCTGCCGCTTTAGAAACTCCTTTTGAGGCTTCCAAGGCTTCTTTAGCCATTCTGGTTGCTATTGTGAGAACTTTAGCCTTATAAGCTGAACGGGCAGATGCAGGCTTGTTGTTAAGGATATTATGTACTGTGCCTTTTGAACATCCTGCTTCTTTTGCAATGCTCCCCTCATAGCCATAAGGGAGATTGGATTTAATAATTTCTAATTGATTTTCCATATACCTGATATTATTGTCTGAGTTCCCGGCAAGGTGGTCAAGCCCGGCCGGGATTGATTATCTATTTTTGTTTTTTCTTTTCGTATTCCAAACAAGCCCTTCCATTTGCGAGCCATTTTTTGGAACCTCTTTTAGCGCAAAGACCAATAGCTTTATTTTCAGTGCTGCGACTAAAGTATTTGCACGTGGCACATCTTGAATATCCCATGATTATTACTTGCTTAAAATATTATCCAACAACTTCTTATCATCATCCCAGAGGTTATAACCCTTAGCAATCTTTCTTCTGAGGTACTCACGTTCGCCAATCATAGCGATTGCCATTTCTCTCAAATCGCTTGCATTACATTTTTCTGCTTGATCTATCAAAAGGTTAGAAAGGCATTTACGCTCTTCGTATAGTTCACGTACTAATGCGGTCTTCCGTTCTATCTCTTTAAGTGCGGTTGGATTTTCAATCCACAGCTTACAAAAAAGGTCTTTATCAAGGTCTGTATTCATATAGCATTCTTCTACTTCTGAATAATCACCTACGAACTTTTCACCGATTCTATCTTCGAATTCTTTCTGTGTCATATCTTGTCTTTTTTAGAGTGAATAATCTATTTTGCTGTTTTTATTCCAACTTTATTTTGCTGTTATTGCACTTTTGCACTAACTTTATGGTGCAAATATAAATTAAACTTGAATTATGAACCAAATAAAATTGAATGAATTTTTCAATTAAACTTGAATTTTAACAAAAAACATGGATTCTATTGCCCAAAAATTAGAGGTTTTGATACGAAATCACGGTGTTACTAAAGTTGAATTAGCTTCAAGTATAGGATTGACGAGCCAGACTATTGCTAATATCTTGAATGGTGCGGATGCCAAAGTTAGTAGCATTCAGAAAATAGCAGCTTATTTTGGAATTCCAGCTGGCTATTTAGTTGATGAAGTTCCCCTTCAAAGTACAAAGGGTAATTCAAATATAGTTGTAGGTCGGGATAATAATGGAAATATAACTATGGCTGAATGCCAAAATCAACTTGATGATGCCTTAAGGGAGATAAAGCATTTAAAAGAAGTTATTGATGCGAAAGATAAACTTCTTCAAGAGAAAGAGAGATTGATTAATGTATTAATGAATAAGTAGGTATATAAAATGAGGAAAATTATAGAGCATTATTTGGCATTTGTACTTTTGTTTTTGTTCTCAGCTTGCGGTGAAGATGAAGATATAAAAGAATATTATACTGAAGAACAGAAAGCGGTACTTGATGTATTTCATGGGAAATTTCAAACAGATGATAATTCAAGAACTATGGAATTCTTAGAAGTGTATGATATTCCTAGAAAAATTTCAGTGTTAGGCTTGCTTGAAAATGGCTATGATGATAAAATATTTGGGAAGATAAGAACATCTTGGGCAAGTTTTGAAGATACTTATTACTTCTCTTTGTCGAGGGATGCTAAATATATGTATACTTATGATATTGTTGATAACGAAAATGTATCAAGTCGTGATAAGGTACCTTTGAAAATTATTAATGAAAATGAGTTTAATTTATATCCCCTAACAATCGTAAATCCTTATAAGTATAAAAGGATAGAATAAATTAAAGAAGAAAACAAAATTATGGAACAAGATATACGTTGGCTTCAAAGATACGACAGCTTCCATCGGGCTTGTAGTCGTGTGTTAGAATTAACTGAGTCAAATAGAAGACCTCAAGATTTATCAGAATTAGAGATGGAGGGATTAGTTCAGCGTTTTGAATATACATTTGAACTCGCATGGAAAGTTTTGCAGGACTTTTTAAGATACAAGGGATACGAGGGTATTAGTGGCCCTAACCCTGTATTGCAAAAGGCCTTTGAAGACGGATTGTTATCTAATCATGACTCATGGAGAAGAATGGCAAAGGCTAGAAATACGACTTCTCATACATATAATGAGGGGGAAGCAGGAGAAATTGTTGTTAAAATATATGATGAGTATTCGAATCTTCTAAAGCAATTGGATAACAGACTCTCTAAAGAACAACAAAAAATGAACAATAACCTGGATAGTTTATGTACGGTTTAA